TGTTATTTTATTATCATGATTACAATGCGAACACTTAAATTCTATGTCATGTTTAAGACGCGGCATTGCGTCCATAAATTCTTTTATTTTATTAAACTGCGCTTGTGTCATTGACTCAATAAATTCTTCAATTTCTGATAAAGGAACTTCACTAGCGTTAATTCTTTCTTCCGCTGTATTAATTGACTTAAAACATTTAGCCATTACTTGAAAGAGACTTTCAGTGTCTTGATTATCAACATCAATGTCTGCAAGAGATGCATAAGTTGGCCAATCAATATCAACTGATATATCGTCTGTTAACCGTATTGTTTTTTCGAGCTTAGGTACATTAATTTGTATTTGATCAATTGGTACTACTATCTCAGTTGTTTGATTACATTCTGAGCATTTCATTCCAATTTTTGTTGTTTCTCCTACAGATTTACTTCGAATATTTAAAAACATATGTTCAACGTCAAATGTAGGAAGTTGTTCTACAATAATTTCTCCATCTATGCAAGTTTTAAGAGTTCCGAGCAATGTATTAATAATTGTTTTAGTGTCTTTACTTTCCATCGCGATCATTAAACTCTTTTCTTCTTTTACAAGAAAAGGTCTATATCGAACTTTTTTACCAGTCGATGGAATTGTCATTTCATATCTAAGAGTTGTATCTTGTAGTTTAGGGAGTGCCATTATTTACCTCTAAAAATTAAGTGAGAAAGACAATTGTCCAGCTGGTATTCTCTTCCAGTTTGTATAAGACAATTGTACAGTTGTTTCAATAAACCCGTCTTGTTCATTGTTATATTCAGCTCCTACCATTGTAGTAGGAAATGCGTTAACTAACTCAACTGAGTAAGTTGATATCATTATAGTTGCCGGTATTAAATTTGAAATACTAAATCCAGCAATTGGAACCGGCTGAGCCAATTGATGAATCAAAACTCTTTTTTCATAGTCTTTTTTATATGCTGCAGTTTGAGAGTCTTCATTAATAGTAAGACTTCTCCATGTATCAAAATATCTACGAATTGGTAAAGTTGAAGTTTCTAGAAAAGTCAGTGTAACATCTTCGACAGCATAACCATATGCAACTTTTTGTGATTCCATACCAATTCTTCTGTCATGGGTTAAAACTTGTTTGCCAGGAATTTGAGCTGTACGGCATAAAATATTCATATTTCTTTGACCGAGAAAATCAAGTGCGGCTCCAGCCAATCCGCCGAGCGTACCACCTAAAGGTGGAATACCAAAACCTAAAGATGGAAGAGTTACAAGAAATTGATTGTTTCGAGCTAATCCGCCACCAAACGTAATTGAACTTTTAATTTCTGATATACTAGCCATTAGCTGCCCTTAGTTTTTTTCTAGAATCTCGGTAAACCGTATTAGGACTTGCTTTGTTCCAATCAGCAGCTGGAAGAAATGTTGCTATCTCCCATTCTGGCTTTTCAACTAAAGCAAATCGACTACGAACGTGACTAAACAAATAATGTTTCATTGCAGGATCTAAATATTTCATAGGTATTTTACCATTGCCGCCTAATACTACATCAAGCAATCGAGCTCTTACAGTTGGTGGTAAGTAGTGAAGATTTAAACCCATAAATCCACCTTTTGCAGGTCCCATCATAATAATTAACGGAAACCCATCATAATATGGTAGCGTCTCTTTATGTTTAGGATCATAGAAAAACATATACATATTTCCAACTGGACCAGTTTCAGTAACTGGTTTTTGTTTTAACTCCAAAGCTGGATCATCCATGAGATTTTTACGATTCATAGTAAATCGACCACGAAACATTTGTCTCGCTTTGTTTGAAAACCAACGTATAGATTCTTTTGTCCGTGGTGTAACACCAGCACGGAATGCTTGAATCTCTAAATCTCTAAATAAACTTTCGCCTGCCATACGTGTATTTATAACTATTTTTTGCGTTTTTTATATGGTTTAAGTGGCTTTAGTTTTCCCGGTACTTTTTTCAAAGGTTTCTCCATAATACCCATTGATTGTAATGTTTGTTCAGTCCATACTTGAAATTCCCATTTACGATCCTTACAAAAGTTATTGGCTGCTTCCCATTTATTCATATTTTTTACGTATGTTGTTGCTTCTCCGATATATTGCCTCCGAGACTTTCCAGCTTTGTTTGGTAACACAGTTTCTTTAGCAGGTTTAATTTCAACAACAATAGTTTTATTTTCAAAAACTATTTTAAGATCTGGAAAATAACGATGATACTTTTTGTCCATATCAAAATAATATGGAATAACAATTTCTTCTGAAGACCATTTTTTTATTTTAGGATTTCGATCACACCATTTAAATACTTCTCTTTCCCATAGTGATCTGTACACGACGTTAAGCGGATCACCGGCGTATTTCTTCTTATTCTCTATAGTATACAGACCTTTATATGCCATGTTTTTGTTATAAATAGTTGAAAGTTGTTATTATATCTATAAGGAAAAACATGGCTAAAAACTCTGAATTCAGACCACCTGACGGATATCCGGGAAGACTTGAATATCCTATCGATAAAGATAATCAATATAATACTAAAATAGCTTTTCAGGCTGTAAGAGTAATTCCGCCAACGGTTATTAGTCTTGGTGCAAAGTCATCTGCTGGAGCGGCAGGCGCCGGCATCGACGGTGAAATTGCAAGAAACAATAGTGGTATTGGTATTGGAAGCAATCTTCGATTTTTTAATATACCTCAGGAGCGAGCCGACCTATATGTTCCTATTGGTGGATTTCAGGTAAATGATGGATTTGATTATGCGTCATCAGCTCTTGGTACGTTTGGCGGCGTTGGTGCTGCAGCGTTAAATCGATCCGGATCAATTACAGAAGCAGCGTCCGCATCAGCTTCAGAATTTGGTCAGTCTTTTTTGGATTTATTTGGTGTATTAGCAGGCGATCCTGGAATTGGCAGACTCGCAGCTTTAAGAGCGACGCAATTAGCCCCAATTGGACAAGCTCTGAGAAATGCTGCGCAGATCACCACACGTGTTACGATAAATCCAAATATTCGAACTAACTTCAATGGTGTGGCTCCACGTGAATTTAATTTTCAATTTCAATTTATTCCAACATCAGAAAGAGAATCTCGTGCAGTTAAATCAATTATTAGATTTTTTAGATACCATGCATATCCTGATCAAATAGCTGCTGATGCAAGTGGAGCATTTTCTGCTGGATTCGAATACCCAGATATGTTTAAAATACAATTATTATCAGGCGTAGGTGGTACTTTTGAAAGAATCGGTACTCCAATTAAATTATCATATTTAAAGGCAGTTAGTACCACATATAATCCTACTTCACCCGTTTTGCACGATAACGGTGCTCCTACAGAAATTACTATGGGATTAACTTTCGTTGAATACAAAGCTCAAACTCGTCAAGATATTCGAGATGAGGATAATTCTAATTTTTATCATTTTGAAAATGGTGCATCAGTTACAAATTCTGTTAATCAAGCTTCGAAGATCGGCGGAGCTGTTGGACAACAAACTCTTGATAATATCGTTGGAGGGCAGTAATGTCTAATTATTTTAAATTTTTTCCAATGGTTGAATATAAATTCGGTGAAGAAACAGATGTTGCAACATTTGAAAACATTTCAATATATGCTGATGTTGTAGATCAAGTAGCTGACGCTGTTTCAGCTTATCAAGAATATTATATTACTCCGGGTGAAAGGCCAGATCATGCTTCTACAAAACTATATGGAGTTCCAGATTATCATTGGACATTTTATTTAATGAATGAAAGATTACGAGAGCAAAGATGGCCTTTAACAGATAATAGTTTATTTGATATAGCAGTTGTTAAATATCCTACAAAAGTAATTACAACTCAAACAAAGCTTACTGATAAAATGAAAGTAGGACAAACTATTACTGGAGGATCTTCGGCAGCAACAGCAACAATTGGAAAAAGAAATCTTGATCTTGGTCAGTTATTTTTAGAAAATGTTAATGGTGTATTTACTGCTGGTGAGAACGTTACTTCAACAAATGCAAATGATGTTATTGAAACACTTATAGTTACCAGTTTTTCTGATCAGTATAATGCTGTACACCATTACGAAAATTCTTCAGGAGAAACAGTTGATATTGACCCAGAAGCTGGTCCAGGTGCATCATTGACAGGTATAACTTATCTTGATAGACTTGTAAGATTAAATGAAGCTAATCGTGAAATTAAAGTTATTAAACCTACAATTGTACTAGACGTTGTAAGAGCTTTTAGAGAAGCAGTGAGAAATTAAAATATGTCAACTCAAGAAAAAACCGCGTTTGAGATTGAATTTATCGCATTAGAATCAGAAAGACTTACGAATCAAGCAGATCTTACGCGAATCACGACAGACTTAGAAATATTTGAACACATTCAAAAACCATATTTAACGGCGCGAATGTTAGTAGTTGATGATTCAAATTTTTATCAAGAAGCTGATATTTTTGGATCAGAAAAGATTATAATAAGATTGAGATCATCAGAAGATGGTTCTAGAGCAATAGAAAAAACATTTTATATCGATAAAGTTGAAAGTCAAGAAAAAATTCAAGATAATGCACGGGTTCTTTTAATTCATTTAGTTGAAGACATATTTTATATTTCTTCTCTAATTAATATTAATAGACACTATTCTGGTAAACCATCTGCTATTATAAAAAAGATTGCACGTACATTTTTAAGTAAACAAGTAATTAGCGCTGGAGGATCATCTCCTGATGGAGTATCAGACGCAGTTCAAACTAGTTTTAAAGATACACAAAATATAAGATGTATTATTCCAAACTTACATCCAATTGATGCTCTTCAATGGATAACTGCTCGAGCTTCTACGGCAAAAGGTTATCCATTTTATATGTATTCGACACTAGTTGATAGTGAATTGATACTTGAAGATCTTGGAGCAATACTTTCAAAAGAAGCTTTAAATTTTGGTAAAGATGCTAAGTTTATTGCGCAAAGTACGAAGGTAACTTCTCTTGATGTTGCAACGTCTAGACGAGTTATAAAAAATTATCATTTTGGCAACGGTAGCGAAAATTTATTAAAAATAATTAGAAATGGATTAATAACTGCAGATTATGAGTATATTGACACTTTAACTGAAAACACTCGTAAATTTAAATATGATTCGAAAAAAGATCTATTTAGAAAACTGTTAGATGATAATATTTTAAGCAAAGATCAACCAAATCCACAAGTTCATTTTGGTGAAAAAATTAATGATAAAACTCTTGACCAACATAAGAGCAAATATGTAACTAAAATTGGTGGATCAAATGCTTTTAGAATTCAGCCAGCAATTGAAAATACAGAATGGACAAATTCTTATAGTGAAACAAAAACAGCAGCACAATATAAATTAAAAGTTATTCAGGCTTCCATGGATTCAATATTTAAGAAAAATCCAGTAACTATAACTGTAGATGGAATAGAATTTTTAAAAGGTGATTTTAGTAAGACAGTAGGTAGTAATATTGATGTTCAATTTTTAGCTACTTTAAATGAGTCGACAGATGTTGGTGAAATACTTGATAAGAAAAAATCAGGTAAATACACAATATATTCGGCAAGACACATGTTTAAAAAGACAGTTCAAAAATATGATATTGCTTTAAATTTAATAAAGATTGGAAATTTATAATGAATGATTTTTATGGAGATAATTTTCGTTGGTTTATTGGTGATGTAGTAAGTATTGAAGATCCCGTACAAGTCGGTAGGATAAAAGTTAGAATTAATGGCTTGCACCAAGATCAGGTAAAAGACGACGATTTACCATATGCTCAAACTGTTGTGCCAATTAATGAAGGTGGCACTAAAGAATTAGGTAACCCTCTTGGAATTCAAGTAGGAGCAAGAGTATTTGGTTTCTTTATGGATGGAAAAGATTCTCAGTTGCCATTAGTTATTGGATCAATGCCAAAATTTGAGGCAGCTACATCAGGCGATCGATCAACTACACGCCAGTCACGCGGAACAAATCTTTTAGAAGACATCAAAAAAGACAAAGGAACATCACCTGATTCAAGAAATAGTGAACCAGATAGTCCGTATGCTGCAGTATATCCACATAATAAAGTAACACAAACGTCGTCCGGCCACGTAATAGAAATTGATGATACTCCTGACGCAGAAAGAATTCATATATATCATAAGTCAGGATCTTTTGTAGAATTTCATCCAAATGGAGACGTGGTAACACATCATAAAAATGGTTTTACAACTGCTTCTGGTAATGATAAAATTCATATCAAAGGAGATTTAGATATTAAAGTTGATGGAGATTATAATTTAACAGTTCTTGGATCTAAAGATGAAAAAATACTTAGATCTTCTAGTGAGCTAGTTGGAGCTGGAAAATCCATCAATGTAATAGCTGGCAATTTAGATTTACAATCTGGAGCAGCCGGTGTAATTAATTTGAATAAATTGACAGCAATATCCGCCGCGGTGACTCAAGCGTTTGAAGTATTAGAAACATTGGCTAGTGAACTTGGTCTTGAAGATGTAGCAACTGGGATAGACGCGGCTAGCACTGCGAACGATGCATTAGGTGAGTAATTATGGCACACGAATTTATTATTAAAGATAAAGGAAAACTTATAACATATACAAATTATGAAGACATTCCTGAAGTGTTTGATCATTTAATTAAATTTGTTCCAGAAATTCCGCCTGATCCACACACGCCAGAACAGCATGAAGAAATAGGACAGTGGAATGATAAATTAAAACAAGTAATGAAGAGGGAAAGATAATGCCAGCAGTATGTAGAGTTGGAGATGCAGATTTACCACACTGTAGTGGAATGGTAAGAGCAGTTGGATCACCAAATGTTTTTGTAAATGGTATAGCACTTAGTAGACAAACTGATGTTAATACACCTCATCTTTTGCCCGCCACAATATGTCCAACACACTCGGCTCCTATCACTTTAGGATCAACAACTGTACTTGTGAATGGTTTAGGATGCGGAAGAATCGGTGATCCAATTACTAGCTGTACGGCTGTAGCCGCAGGTTCTATTAATGTTTTTGCTGGTGGATAATTTATATAGGTATAAATAGACTTATGGCACGTGTATTTTCAATAGAAGACGGAAATCTTAATACAAAATCGATTTTAACGTCAAGAAATAAAGTTTATAGTGATATTGACCTGACTTTTGAAAAGAAAGGCAATGGAGATGTATTTAAAAAAACAGATGTTGCAGCAGTAAGACAAGCAGTTAAAAATTTGTTAATGACTAATTTTGGTGAAAAACCATTTGAACCTAACTTTGGAGGAAATTTAAATGCTTTTTTATTTAACTTAGACACTGAATTTGATGAATTAGAAATTGAAGAAAATGTAGCACAAGCCATGGCCGCATTCGAGCCTCGAGCGATATTAAGGCATGTAAAAGCTTTAATACTATCAGAACAGAATGCCGTAAATGTAAAAGTAATATTTCAAGTGATTAATGTCCCAGAGGTACAAGAGCTTAATATAAATCTCACGAGGTTAAGGTAATGGCTGTTATTAGATCGTCAGATCTTGATTTTGATACAATCAAGGCAAATTTAAAAACTTATCTTCAGGCTAAATCAGAATTTACTGATTATGACTTCGAAGCATCAGGACTTAGTAACATTCTTGATGTACTAGCATATAATACACATATTAATGGTCTTATAGCAAACTTTGCAATTAACGAATCATTTTTAAATTCAGCACAATTAAGATCATCTGTTGTATCCCATGCTGAGACTGTAGGTTATTATCCGGCGTCTAAAACTGGAGCATTTGCTACTATTGACTTTAAAGTTGAAACTTCAGACTTAATTACAGCTAGTGCATCTTTACCGGCTTTCACAACATTTACTGGAACAATTGGAGAAGATACGTATGCTTTTCAAACTTTAGAAACTCATACTGCAACAAATGACGGTTCAGGTACTTTTCAATTTAAAACTGAATCTGGATCTTCTGCAGTTGTAATCACAGAAGGTACACAAAGAACTAAAACATTCATAGTTGGAGAAACTACTGATAATCAAGTTTATGTTATTCCAGATG